TAGGTAGTCTAGGAAGTCCTTCTCCGCCAGTTCCTTACTAGAGCACTTAGTGAGTATGGCTCTCTCTATGCAGCAGTCTACTACTATGCGGTAGATTGTAACCTTCTCGGCTTTACTGCCAGACCTAGCAATCCTCAGGTTAGCCTGATAGGTAGCCTCCCAACTGGGGTCACTCCCGAACCAGATCACGTTGGAGCAATTGTTCTGTAGTCCGTCAACTCCAAGCGCTACGCTGGCTGGGTGGCCTAGTAGTAGTGGGCAACTACCACTACTGAACAGCCTACAGTACGCGCTACCTTGGGTAACGCTAACACCACCACCTATGCGCGGCACCACATATCCCAACCGTTCGTTAATGCGTTCATAGTCGTGGCCGTAGGCGTACAGGCAGAAAGCGGGATCTCCCCCCAACTCCTCCAGTAGGTTCTCCAGTGCGTCCAGTTTGCCGTTGTGCAGAGTATGCCACCCATCCTCGTCAGGGTCGTAGATCGCCCCCTGTGCAAACTGGCGGAGCTTGCCCCACAATACTCCCGAGTTGGGGGCCATGATCGTAGAGTCCCCCAACTCCAGCAAGAACTCCCTCTTTAGTTCGTTGTACTGCGTCCGTAGTGCGGGGGGCATCGGCACCCAGACCAACACCTCCTCCGTGACCATGTCGCTATCACTACCCCCAGACATCAACGTGGTGGGGGCGATCTTCTTGGCGACACGCTCGGCGGCTCCGGGAACCTCCGTGTAGCTAAATCCATCACGACTACGGGACATGTACTGGGAGCGGAAGTGGGTGATGTACCGCCCTAAGTCTGCTCCACCGTCGGTGATGTAGCACTGGAAGAATAGATCTTCTAGTGTCCCAGGACGGGGGGTGCCGGTCATTATACACCTCCGCTCTGTGAGGGGGAGGTAGCATTTTAGGGACTGAGACCTTAGACTGTTGTGGTTCTTGAATTTGGTGGATTCGTCCACCGCCAACATCACCCGATGTCGCTTAAACCACTTCTCCCCTATGGGATTTGGGATGTACTTCTTCCGCTTAGACTCTGGGTTAGTACAGGTGGGAGCGAACTCGCTCCCCACTAGCCCCTCTACATTCATCAGGTAAACATCAACGTCCTTAGCCAGTGCGGAGCGTCTAGCGTCTGCGCCCCCGTGGATTAGCGTGTGGGTGAGGTGGGAGAAGTCTTGCCAGTACCCCAACTGGTGAGGCCAGCTAGTAGTCACCACGCGGAGGGGAGCCACTACCAGCAAGACATCTACCAGTCCTTGCTTCTTTAGCAGATCAAACACCTTGAGGACTACTGCCGTCTTCCCCCGTCCTGGTTTCAGAAACAGTCGGAATCCGCCGTGTTGCATCCCCAACTTCATCCCCTCTAGCTGTAGGGGCCGAGGCTCGAACCTTGGCTTGGACTGACCGTAGTGCGGAGTTTCTGTCATAATGCACCTCTATCGTGAATCCCATCCTTCTTATTAGTCGGTGGGCATATTCTTGTAGCTTGCGTGGAGGGGGACCGTTCGGACGCTTGAACTCTATGAAGAGGAGGTTTCCCCCCTCCCATAGAATTAAGCGGTCGGGCCACCCACGACGCCCAATAATACTGAGCTTAAGATTAACCAGCTCAATCTTCTCGTTGGCGGCCCATAGACTCAACTCCTTACCGAACGCGCGCTCCTCCCTCGCCTCTATGGGGCTTTCGTGCATGGGCCTCCTTGTCTCCAACTGAGAGGGCACCAACGACATCCCTCGTGGCTCGGAGTGGCAGGGTACTCCGTAGCTTCATTGATCTTATCTATGGTGGCGCTTAACTCTAGGATCTCGCAACTACGGTCTGCCCGAGTGTAGAGGCGGGGGACAGTGTGGAGGGGTTGATCTAGGTAGACGAACTCTGTCACATACTTGGTGGCTGGCTCGCTCAGGGCCATGTACATCTTACCCTGACCCTCGTGACTGGGATACTCCCTACCGCTCTTCCAGTCTAGGATATACACTGTATCCCCTATGCGGTAGCGGAGGTCTACCTTCCCTCTGGCGTAGGCGTCGGGGTCTTCGTACCCCACTCTCCCCCACACGGAGTCAACCGCTAGGTCTTCCTCTGGTACGGGGGAGTAGGACAGTAGATTCTCCATATATCGCTGCCACGGGGCGAGGGTCTTGTCTTTAGTGGGGTATGATCCACCCCTAAAGAACTCCTCTAGCTTGGCATGTAGCTCCACCCCTCTGGTCGCTGCGGCTCCTGGGGGCTTGTGATTACCCAGCACATACGCCCACTCGAACAACTTTGGACACTTATTGTACAGACTCATGCTGCTATAGCTATGTGGTCTCTTCAAGACTATGCTCCTGTCGTTATTATTTTGCAGCCTCGGCCCAAGTCTTACCGACCCCCATAGTCACTCGCATTGGCACGTCGCACTTGAGCGCGTTCGCCGCCTCTGTCATTAAGTTGAGCAGGGCTTCCTCTAGTCCAGCGGGGGCGCAGAGGTTTATTTCGTCATGCACCGTACCGAGTATACGACCGTCCTCCAGTGCTTCTTCCATATAGATAATCGCCTCTTTGGTTTGGTCTGCCGCGCTGCCTTGGATCAGTAGATTCAACGCCTTATACTCCCAAGTCCTCCCCCCTGTGGGTGGCTCGCAGTAGCACAATCTACCCCCTAAAGTGCGGAGGGGGAGGTTAGACTTGAATCTCCTCTTACACTCACTGTCCAAGTGGTTGATTCCAGGAAGGGCGGCACGGATTGCGTCCCTAAGAGTAGTCGCTCGGTCGTAACTTACCTCTAGTCTGTCGGCCAACGACTGCGCCCCCATACCGTAGATCAACCCCAGTAGGATGGTCTTGGCCTCCTTTCGGGTGGTGTCGCCGCCACACTCATCCTTGACGAAGATGTAGGGATCCATATCTGGGTCACCCACGAAGGCTGCCAATAATTTGTCGTCCTCATAGTGGGCGGTGAGGCGAGGCTCTTGCGCCTTAAAGTCAAAGCTATACCATACCATCCCAGGATCTGGCAAGCAGTAGCTCTTCATCTGGGGAAACGGGTCACCGAAGTAATCTACCCCCTGATCTCCAGGAATGTTCTGTCCGTTGGGGGAGCTACTTGATAGCCTCCCTGTTCGAGTGCCGTATCCGTCTGGGTTCCTCACTTGGTTGTAGTTGGGGTTAATAGTCCCCCCGTTCCGCTTGGCCAGCTCCAGCCACGGAGCCATGAACGTCCCTGTCAGGGTGGTGTAGGTGGCTCTACTGCGTAGCATGGACTGTAGTTCTGGGGAGGCAGACAGCACCCTCTCCAAGCTCTCCTTATTGGCGGATAAGCGACCTGTGGGGGTCGTTAGAAAGCCAGAGAATCCAGCCCCACTCAGCGCCTCCACCAACTCCTTATCACTCCCTGGATTCAGGGTGGGGGATCTTAGTCGCTCGCGGATTAGGTCGTCTAGAGTCGCCAGCTTCTTCATTGACGTCTTTAGGTCAACCTCCAGCCTGTCTGTGTCTATGATCATCCCCCCTCTGTGCATCTTTGCCAGTATGGGGGCGAGCTTTCGCTCCCGAGCATACGCCTCTGGCATATTCTCTACTACAGACCGGCAAAAGTCGTACAGAGCCTTGGCCATTACCACGTCGGCCTCCGCATACCGACCCACTAGCCCTCCTGGGGCTTGAGAAATATACTCCCCCGCCCGCTTGCGATTGCGGCAGTCAGTGTGGAGCATAATCCAATCCTGTAGTTCAGTCTGCTCGTCCGCCGCCATCCCCAACCAGTCTACCGCTAAGTCCTTAAGTCTAAGAGACCTAGCATGTGGCGAGTGCAGATAGGCTAAGAACAGAGTGTCGTGTACCGACAGGGGATCCTTTGGAGGCATCCCCAGATGGTACTCCGCTACTGGGAGGTCGAACCCGAAGATGTTGTGGCCAACAAACTCCTCGCCCCATATAGATCGTAGATACTCTATAAACTCCTCTCTCGTGCAGTTGTTTTCAGAGGGATGTCCCCACGCCCAGTAGCGTCGGGAACCATCCTCTGTCATCACAGCACACCCCACCGGAATCGGTGGAGTGTTGCTGCCCTCTATAATTGCCTCAGTTTCAAAGTCAATACTGACCATCTACAATATCCTGTAGTGCGGTGATTAACCCGTCAAAGTCTTCATTTGGGCCGAGTATGCTGGCCATAGAGAACACGGTCTCCGCCTCCAGCCCATACTCGTCCGCCAGCGTTTCAAGGTAGTTACGACGAGACAGATACCCCTCCCTCTCGTATACGGTTTGATCTGCCATACCAACCTCACGCCTTGAATTTCTTGCCGCTGCTAGGAGCTTGAGTTTCCTCAGCGTTCCCCTCGTACACCTTCTGACATACGGTAAGCGCCTCGGGTACACGATCCAGAATCCCCTTAATCTTGTCTGCCTCTACCGCCCCTATGTCCGTGAAGGTCACCTTAAACTGCGACTTCTGGTCTGGTGTGGTGCCGATTTGGGTGACTACCCCCAGTGGGGGACGGCGGTACAGTGCGACCACTTTCTGGACGTACATCTGCCAGTTCTTGATGCTAGTCACTGGTGGTCGTAAGATCGCCATTTCCGCAGTCGGTATGTCCTCTGCCCGAGTGTTAGCGGGGATCACCGCCAGCGCCCGACCGTTCTTGCAGGCTTTCCCCCTCCCACCGTTGGGATCGCTGCCCCACTGATTCATCGGGCAGGTGGCGCAATCGGTGTGTTGTGGCTTAGAGCTTGCGGGATGGGGAACCATATCCTCCCCACTCTCACTGTACGAGAAGCATACGGGATTTGCGATGTTGTTGGGGTCGTACTTCTGGTCGTAGTAGGTGTTGGTGTGGACACTAGCCACCACTACGACGTCCAGCTTATTCCCCGCCACTGGGGAGCCTGCGTAGGTGAGGACTCCAGCGCGTGTGCCAATACTGGCACCGCTTGGACGTTCCAGTTTCGCCGCTCCCTGAGCCATCCCAGCCAACAAGTCTTCGTAATTTACCAAATCGTTACTCATAACTAGCCTCTCGTTTATACTTTACGGTCAAATAAGTCATACACTTCTACGGTGTCTACTCCAGGAACTACCAACCCGTCCCCCTCCCGCACGTTCACTGCCGACTCGCTTAGGCGGAATTGCAGTAGGTCTATGGCCGAATGTTCATAGATGTAGTTGATTAAAGCCTCTTTATCCACTACCGTGTGGACTTCCCTTTTAGATGGGCCAGTAACGCGACCCCCAATAATCACCCCCTCGTGTTGTTGTGCCTTCATAGTATCTAGGATCCAAGTTTTAGTGGCCAGTTCCTCCTCCTTCAATTTAGCGGCTACCTTCTCTTGGGCTAGCCGCTCGGTTCGCAGTGCTCGCCACTGAGCCACCGCCGCCTCTATTTGCTCCCTTTCCGCCTCTAAGTGCGGGACATTACTAAAATCCATCCTCTTCTACCTCTTGTGGTGTCTTTGTGAAAACCAGTCCCCCCTGCAAGTAACTGCGCTCCCATAGTAGCGCTTGCAGGCTGCGACCGAGTACCGTATAGTCGTGTAGATTAGCCTGCTCGTTGGGGAATAGTGCCTCCCACATCTCCTTCAACGATAAGACCAAGGTGTCCTCCCCCTTAAACCGCCGGAGGTAGGGGGTCAGGTCAGCCCCCACCATCGCAGCCGCTACCTTGTCCGTAACCCCCCTATCTTCTAGGGGGGATAGTTTCTTACGCAGTCTTTCTACTGTATACATACCTAGTCTCGGTTTGGCATATAGCTCAACCTCTGCAGCCGCGCTATCTGCTCCTCAATCTTGCATTTGTTGGCGACATAGTTGTCCCGCAGGACTTCTAGATCCTTTTCTAACTTGGTTACCGCCAGCTCTTCGACACATACCTCCGGCACCTCTACATCTACCGAGTAGGGCTTCACCATCACCGCCCCCTTCCGCCAATGGGAGTCTTCGAACGGGTATAGTTCATATTCCCATTCTTCCCCCTCCCCCTCCCCTCTGGTAGGAATAGCCCAGATGTATAGTGTTGTGTTGAACGTCCTACTTGCCATTTTTACTGCCCCTTGCTTGTTTGTGGTATTACTACTATACCGCGTAGTGCTACCATAGCGCAAGCGCTAACATTGTAATAGTGGCACTAGGTAGGTATAGTAGTGCTACCACAAACGAAACTAAGGGAAACCCAATGCTTAAAGACTTAATGCTCGGCACTCTTTTCACAGTAGCGAGCCTACTAATACTAGTCTACATGGACGCCACCCTCCCGATATGGGGAGTCCCCATTGCAGGGCTGGCAATTATGGGAGTTATCCTCACCCACGTCGAAAGTAAAAGACCATAAAAAGCGCTTGCATAGTGGCACCACTAACCTTATAATGGTGCTACCACACAAACAAATAGGTAGCACCATGAACCACACTAAAATTTACAAAGACATAGAAGCATTTATGGCTCGCCCAAAAAGCGAGAGGGCATTTAATGGGGTCTCCCCAGCATTCGTCGAGGCTAACCCAAACTGGGTGTGGATGAACAGCACCAACGAGGGGTGCTGGGACTGTGATGACTGTAGCAACTGCTTCAATTGCTTCCGCTGCTACGGGTGCGAGTCCTGCAACTTCTGCGAGGACTGCGACAGTTGCGAAAACATGGACTACTGTACGGCGTGTAGTGGCTGCGCCAACATGGTGGACGCCAATTACGCCGTACTGGGAGAACTTCAGGACTAACCACAGCCCACCCACCCAGTTGGGTGTGGGGACTTCCACACTTAGGAGAATCAAAATGGCAACTAGAATATACGAGAACTTGGAGGCTTTTGTGTTTCGCCCAGAAAGCGAGTACGAGGACAACGGGGTCTCCCCCGCATTCGCTGAGGCTAATCCCAATTGGAATGAGATGAACAGTACCAACGAGGGGTGCTGGGACTGCATAGACTGCACCGACTGCTTCAATTGCTTCAATTGCTCACGGTGCGTAGACTGCGAGAACTGCCACAAGAACAAAGACTGCGTGGCGTGTACGGACTGCGACTCCTGCTACAGATGCTCCAGATGCAACGAATGCGAGGATTGTAGCGACTGCGAGCACTGTGACGGGTGCAAGCATTGCAAGGACTGCTACGACTGCACTAGATGCGACGACTGTGTGGGGTGTTCCGATCTAGTAGATTCAGTTGATGGGGTAGACAACAGGTTCCACGACGACTTTGAACCAGACCCCTGCGACGATGAATACTATCGCTAGAAATCAAAAAGCCCTTAGGGGGGTGACCTAAGGGCTTACCACAAAGCTCCACCACAAGGAGCAAGAACATAGGAAGAGGGCGATGTTCTATGTAGGTACTGTACCACACTCCCCCACCACATGCAAGCAATAATAATTAAAGCGTCGGCTTGAATGAATTGTTAGCCGTCAACCCCGGACAACACATAACGCCAATTAAAGGAGACAGACATGATGCCGAGCGGCAATTTACTGGCCGGTACAGACCCGGTTGGGTTTCTTGATACTGTGGTCGCAGAACTGAAAGAGCTTCGAGCGGAGAACGTGAATATGAAAGAGACTATTAGCATAAAGCAAGACCGAGTGAACGACCTCGAAGAAGCGTTGCGCGACGTTCTCCGGCAACTTGAGAAGGCCATCAACGGAAACGCGATGGATGGAGACTGGATCGCGGCTGAATTACACGGACGTGAATGCCTGTATTCTCAACCATAACAGTGAGTTGCACGAACATATTGCCAACGCCGCCCTTGATCTACCAGTCGTACACAAAAGCGTCAAAGACGATGGCGCTTGCGTTCGGGTGCTGTCAGTAGACGGGATGGCAAGCTGTGACAAGATGCCGGAAAAATACGTTACGGAATGGGTGGAATGAAATGATTGAGGAAAACCTGCACTTGGCTGACGGCGATGTTTGTAGATGCCGAACCGTAGAAGATAAAAAAGAAAAGTTTATTTTGGCAATTGAAAATGAAATTACCAGAGCCGTGAACTGCCTTGAAACAGGAAATGAATACGAAGGGATTTTAATCCTGAAAGGCATTCAATTGGCATTTAGGCTTAGACGTGCTGAATAAATTGAGAGTGAAAAAATGAATATTGAAGATTTGACGCTGAAACAGATACGCGAAATTCAAGGATTGTTTTTGTCGGGGGCAAAATCTGGCCACCCTTTTGTCGGAAAGTACGTGATCTGCCGATGCGAAAGCGCTGGCGTTCACGCTGGAGTTTTGGTCTCGCAGGTTGGGGACGAAGCGATCCTAAAAGACTCTAGAAGGCTCTGGTCATGGACAGCCAATGGAGGTATCGCCCTGTCCGGCGTTGCCATTTACGGATTGGCTGGGGGGAAAGTGGACGTGATGGTGCCTGAGATAGCTCTCACTGGAGTCATCGAAACAATCCCCACAACGGAGGTGGCGCGTGATTCAATCCAAAGCGCATGACGGCAAAGGCTCAGGCTCAGGCTACGGCGACGGCAAGGGCTCAGGCGCAGGCTACGGCAAGGGCTCAGGCTTAGGCTACGGCGACGGCTCAGGAAAAGGCTCAGGCGACGGCAAGGGCTCAGGCTCAGGCTACGGCTACGGCAAGGGCTCAGGCTCAGGCTCAGGCTACGGCAAGGGCCCAAGCTCAGGAAAAGGCTACGGCGACGGCGCAGGCTCAGGCGACGGCTCAGGCTATGACTAACATTAACTTTCTGGAGACAATTCCAACCACGGAGGTGGCGCGTGACACAATCCAAAGTGCATGACGGCTCAGGCTCAGGCTCAGGTGATGGCTACGGCTCAGGTGACGGCGACGGTAAGGGCTCAGGAAAAGGCTACGGCTCAGGCTCAGGAAAAGGCTACGGAGACGGTTACGGAGAGGGCTACGGAGAGGGATACGGCTCAGGCTACGGCTCAGGCTACGGCTCAGGCTACGGCTCAGGCGACGGCTCAGGAAAAGGCTACGGCGACGGCGCAGGCTCAGGCGACGGCTCAGGCTATGACTAACATTAACTTTCCAGAGGCTGGTATTGGAGACGGAAGGCAAGCACGGTGCAGACGTTCGCGGCCTCAATAGGAGTCTATGTTCAGTGGGGTATCCCCCCGTCGGGGGAGCTTGATGTTCCCCCAAGGGGAGCGCATCACCACCTCCCTACGTTTCTGGGAGCACTTACACCTCCGCCCCCTGTGTCGCTGACACCTAGCACACTTGGTCACTGGCGCTCCCCCGTCCTAACCTGCTCTGAGAGCCTAAGCGCTCGCTTCCCCACTTGGGAGGCCCACCGACTCCTCAACATCTCGTCCGCAGCCCCGTCGTACTCCCCCTTCGCCAGTAGTGCGAGGGTCTTCTTAAATCCAATCACCCCCGCCGTGCCCAGATTGTAGGCCATGTTCACCAGAGCCTCCTGCCTCACAGGGTCAAGCTCTAAGAACGGACGCCATAGTGCCGAGAGCTCAGTCCTAATCCTACTAATCTCAAAGTCCAACCAGCTCAGCGCTACACCGTAGGGGATCCTACCCCCCTTGCGTCGGTCTATCATAAAGCCGATCCCAATGGTTAAGTATCCCAACGAGTCGGTGTAGGCATGGGGGACAAACCCCTCATCCCTCACCAACTGAGACACTAGATTATCTATTGCCACGACTAAACCCCCTAATCTTATCAATCTCAGCAGGCATGGAGGCGAGGAGCCGGTTGGTAGAGTCTATGCGGTTCTGGTGCGAGTACCCGTCGGCGAAGATGGAGATGTTAGACTGGTGACTCCTCTTAGAAGAGGCAATCAGCTTCTCCAACCCCTCCACATCACAGACTAAGACCGTGTGCATCCCCATTAGGGCACCTTGACCGTATTGCTCGGCTTGCTAAGTAGGCCGTTGGAGTCCATCGCCTTGACCGTGAAGGTGTCCCCCACCTCGGCCGTCGTGGTGGTTTGCAGCACGTCCCCCAACGCCTGCTCTTTGCCGTTGTGGGTTAGATAGTAGCGGTTAATCTTCACCGCACTCCCATCCTCGCGCGTAGTAACTGGATTCCACGACAGAGTGATCTTCTTAGTAGTCGGCTTTGGCGTGCATCGTATCGCATAGGTGGGGGAGTCTATGTACAGGTCTTCCCCCACCCGTCGGGTGCGGTACTTATAAATCAGCACGATCTTAGTAGCGGAGCACCGACTCGCCATCGAATCCTGAGCCGCTTGAAAGGCGACCCCCGCGTAGTTCTGGTCTGCGAAGGTTTCCGCCCTCGCCCCGACCACCGCTCCCAACAGGAAGCAGAGACCAAAGACTATCTTAATCCCAAGGTTCATAGTACTCCACCACTAGATAGAGTGTAAACAGGGTCGTAGCACAGAGCGTCGCGTAGATGAGACCACTCATTCCTCCCGCTCCTCCTTCGTGCGTTCCACCAGACGGTTGATGTATTCAGTCGTTTCCCTCATCTCTCGCTCTATTGCCTCAATCCGTAGTTGCTCTTCTCGCTCTCGTAGCTCGCGCTTCCAAAAGAGCACGCTGGTTATGAACTCTTTAAGTCTTCTTATCATTAGACTCCCTCCGCTTAAATTCCCTCAGCACTAAGCCCCTGATCTCATTAGCCCCGATCCACCCAACGAACGACCCCATGCCGGCAGATAGATAGACCATAGTCTGGTGATTCAGGGATATCGTGTAATACTCCACCAGTGCTAGGACTATAGACATCCCAGTGACCGTAATCCCCGCACAAATCCCCGCCTCCAGTGCAATTCTAACCGCCCGCTTCTCATGGTCGTCGTACAGAGCACGTAGAGCTGACAACAGGAAGGCCATCCACGGCCCGATCACCATGATTATCCAACTAGTCCACTCTGGGGAAGGAGGTCTATTGTCCACTGGGGATTCCCCCCTCTGGTGGTGGGGGTGACCCCTGCATCTCCGTACTAAGACTAGACAATATGTCGGGCAAGACCGCCGCCAATTCCGGAGCCAGACCGTAACCCGTCGCCCCCAACAAGGCAAAGACCGCCACCCAAAAAGATCTCTTCTTAGTCATCTTCTTAAGCTCCATAACTCACCCCCTTGCGGTGGACGGTAACAAAATACTACAATAGGTGGGTATTACCTCCCCGCAGTATACCCCAAATCCACCACGCTTGCAAGGAGTTACCACCAGATGCCAGTGATAGACATCAATAAAAACCTAATAGACTGGTTCACAGACGAAATGGAGGCAAGCGGCATCAGCAAAGACCGCGTAGATCATGCCGGAATTACCATCTGGCCTGGAGGGAGGGAATGTCAGTACTCCGGATTCCGGATTCCGTACTACGATCAGTTCGGAGATGTAGTCCCCAAGTATGCCAGATACCGCCTACGCGACCGAGACCCCAACAGTAACAAAGACCACTACGACTCCCCCTTCGGCTGGCGTAAGTATTGGCAAGCCAAGCACCTACCACAGATGCTCTACTGGCCCCGAGTGCTAGGAGTCGACCACTCCGCCAATCTAAGCAACCTCTCCGCCCCTCTGTTCATCATAGAGGGCGAGCGGAAGGCGTTGAAGTTACAGATAGAACTAATCTCGTTAGGTATCCAAGCGAGTGTGGTGGGTGTCCCAGGAGTTCGCTTAGGCGACCCCCTAGTGAAGACCCTCAAAAGTATCCCCTACACCGCCGAAACTCGCGGAGAGCGAATAAGCCGCACCGTCTTCATCGGGTTCGACTTTAATGATGTAGGGGAGGCTGAGGAAGTAACGCGGAGAATGGATAACTCTCTTCGCTCCGCACTTAGAGTGTCCGGTGCCGATGTAGTCCTGTTACGATGGGCACTCCCCCCGCAGGCGATGGGGGTTCAGAAGATCGACGACTGGCTGGTCGCCGGTGGGGATCTCCCCTCCGCACTCGAACACAGTCTAACCACCAAGGACTCCACCGAGGGCGAGCAGTACCGCCACCTCCTACAGATTAACCAAGACTACGCCATGCTCAATGGCGAGTTCGTGAGGATCAGCGGCCCGAATCGTGGGACAGTCTTAAAGACCACACAATTCCACAACGAACTCGGCCACCTCTACACAGAGTCGTTCGTAGGGAAGAGAGTCATTCGGTCGTTCTCCTCGCGGGCTTGGGTGGAGTGGGCAGATAAGAGGACGATGAGTGGATTCTGTTTCGTCCCCCCACCACTAGGGGAGCCAGCGGCGGAGTGGGTAGATGGTCTTATGAACGTCGCAAGTAGCTGGGTAGACGTGGCGGAGAAGGACTCCGCACCGTGGGATGACGTAGATGGCGGTTCCCCCCTTCCGGTGGGTTACATAGACACCCTCCTAGCCAATTTCTGCGAATCCCCCACCCATCTGAAGTGGCTTAGACAGCACATCGCCCACACTCTCCGCCACCCCGACCGCACCACTAGCCAAGTCGTCCTACTCTGTGGCAAGCCAGGAACCGGCAAGACCCTCTTACTAGACAGTTTCCGTCGCCTAGCCAGTGCCGACATGCTAGGAGGGCTAGCTAAGAGTGTTAGATTCGACCGTAAGGACGACTTTAACGGCTCTCTAGAGGGGACTGTGGTGGCAATTTACGAGGAACCCCTAAAGAAGAGCGGAAAGGATATCGAGTCCCTAATCAAAAACCTAACAGGAGCGAAGACTATCGAAATTAGGAAGATGAGAACCGACCCCTACCAAACTCCGAACTACGTCCACTTGTTCGTTGCGATGAACCTACGATATCTTTCCCACATAGGTAGGGACGACCGACGCTGCAATTTCTTCGAGGGCAAGGAAAAGATAGGGCTAGACGGTACAGGTTTCGGTAAGATCTACGATGAATTTATGTCCAGCGACCAGTTCCCCCCCACATGGATGAAGTGGGCGCAAGAGGTAGACTTGACCGACTACTCCCCCCAGCGGCTCGGCCCAGTCAGCGCCGCCAGACTACAAGCGATCGGGTTCAGCTCCACCCAAGAGGAGGACTTCTTCTCCGATGAGGAAGTGTTGAGTGTGCAGGTGCGGGACTGTCCCCAATTCCAAGCACTCTGGGCGCGACAAGGCTACAAACCGATCAGCGATCACATGATGGGCCGATTAGCCGGAGCCAACGGATGGTCTTCCCCGAGGGTGATTAGGGTCGGCGGCCAGACTGTTAAGGTGAGAGGATATGGCGAGGAGTGGGAAGCCCGTCCGCATTCCGACTGGGTAGAGGAGTACACCCGAGGCAAGACCGCTAAGTTTTAGAGCCATCCCCCTCAAAAAGGGTAGAATAGGTCTCCCCCCATGTGGGCGTTGGAGGCCTAAAAACTGTATGTAAGTACAGTGAAACTTTAGTTACTGGTACAGGTTACTGAATGGGTAACAGTAACGAAACGCTGGTTACTGGTTTCCTATGCGTTACTTGTTGGTAGGGGTAATGGTAACAGGCTGGAGCCCTTATGGGCGCTGGGTTAAGCACTAAGAAGTTACCGGTTACTGTTATTTTGAAGTATTAAATGTATGTGGTAGAGGGGGGGGGGTTAAATAACGTTTTTTAAAAAAATAGTTTTTGTAGTATAAAGTAAAAGGGGGGGGGTAACGGTTACTAGCTAAGTTTTTGTTGGCTTGCGCCCCACTTCCCCGCCCTTGGGGGATTTGCGGTTTTTGCCCTCGGCCCTTCGCCCTTCGCCCTTCGCCCTTCGCCCTTCGCCCTTCGCCCTCGGCCCTTCGCCCTTCGCCCTCGGCCCTTCGCCCTTCGCCCTCGGCCAAGGAGCTAAGTACTATGACCACTATTGTCCACGGGCTAACTACTCTGCAACACAGACTTCTGGCCTCCGCATTTGGCTACCGGAAGGCGGTGGGAGCGAAGAGCTAAGATCTAGCTCCCACCGCCTCCCCCCGATGGGGGAGCACCACGACCCACAAACGCGACCAACGCGATTATTAGGTGTCGGGGGGAGACGGGACTCATAGCTCCCCGCACCATGATCTTAGGACTA